TTCAAGTTTCTGGAACAGCAATGCACCAGGGTACAGTCGCAGTTTCTGCTTCTCCCTTCGGTATAAATGCTAATTCCAGATTCTTGTTTAATCACGCTATGGCCGCTCCTCACGCTTTTCTTAATGCAAACAACTCAACAGCAGTTTGTGTTCCCATTCCTTTTTATAGCAATCAAACACTATCTGATTGTAATGTCGATAATAACGTTCCCTTACCAGATGTAACTGAGGGTAATTATGCTTCTATAAATTTTATAGTTCTTAATCCTTTAGTTGCTCCAACCTCTGGTTCGACAGAAGTTACTATAACCGTGCATCTTATCTTCGAACAAGCCGATTTTTATGTTCCCCATGTAGATCCAGTTTATATTGAATCTGGATTTTCCTCATGGAGTTCGTTTGCCTCTAGCTATATCGATAGTCTGTTTGGAGGAATTAAAACTTATGCTACCAAGTTTACTGGTGATCTTCTCGATTTAACTCGAGGGACCATCAGATCTTACACTGGTTTGCACAATAATAATTCTTCTAAATTAGACGATCGTAAAATAGTTGGCACGCGAAATTTTCAGAACATAGTCGATTCAGGCACTGCTTTTGAGAAATTAGACCCTTACTCTAATTTCTCTCGCATAACAGCAGAGCCTATTTTCGAGACTTGTATAGATGAGATGGACATGAAGTATATTCTTTCCAAACCTTACTATATCGACACCTTTCGTTTGCGTAACTCTAATGCCACCGGAGACCTTTTGTTTTCTAGACCTATTACGCCAGTTCAAGAAAACATATTGGTTCCCGATGGCCTTCAAAGAGTTCAAATTTTTTCTATGCCGTTGCAACGTTTAGCCTATCTTTCGCGATATTGGCGAGGCAGTTTGAAATTACATATTCAAGCGAATATGACTAATTTCCATTATGCCAAGCTAACTATCGCGAGAGATTACTCTCCTCCTGTTCAAGCTTTGACCCAGAATCCTTCTTATGATTCGATTCAAAACTTGCTTGTAGATACCATTGAATTTAGCGCAGGTGGGCAAATACAGACAGTCGACCTGCCTTATTGCTCAAGTTGGAATCAATTGGAATGTACCACTTCCTGGGAAGTTAATGCTCTCCAGCATGGTATGTACTATATTTATTCCACTCAACCATTAATTGTTAATGGTTCTGTATCGCAAGAAGTTAATTTCAATGTGTATCTCTCAGCAGGAGATGACT